TAGTAACACCTGGTGTTATTAGACAATTACACCCATCAGTAGTAACTAAAGCAATCGATGTTGTTGAGGCAAGGTCTGATGCATTCTATATTGCTGACTTTGGTGAAGCAAATGCTACAATCAATGATATTACATCTCAAGCAAATGATGTAGATTCTAACTATGTTGGAACTTACTATCCTTGGGTTAAAACAGTAGACACTAACACTAACAAGTTAGTAAGTGTACCACCTTCAGTATTACTACCAGCAGTTTACGCAGCAAACGATGCTATCGCAGCAGAGTGGTTTGCTCCAGCAGGTTTGAATAGAGGTGGAATTACAGGTGCAGCATCGGTATTGAATAGACTGACTCACTCTGAAAGAGATACACTATATGAAAACAAAGTAAATCCAATCGCATCATTCCCTGGACAAGGTATTGTAGCATTTGGACAAAAAACTCTACAAGACAAAGCATCAGCATTAGATAGAATCAACGTAAGAAGATTATTGATTGGTGTTAAGAAGTTTGTAGCAAGTACTTCGAGATACTTAGTATTCGAACAAAATACAGCACAAACAAGAGGTAGATTTATAAACACCGTACAACCTTATTTAGAGGGTATCCAACAAAGACAAGGATTGTACGCGTTCAAAGTAGTTATGGATGAGACTAACAACACACCTGATGTTGTTGATAGAAACATATTAGCTGGACAGATTTTCCTACAACCTGCTAAGACCGCTGAATTCATTGTAATTGATTTCAACATCTTACCAACTGGAGCATCTTTCTCAGCATAAAATAAAAAAGTGAATAACTAATATTTATTAGTATAAAGGAGAAAATAAAAAAATGGCAGAAGTATTAGAATTTAACGAAATGTTCTTTACCAACTTCGAACCGAAGATGAAGAACAGATATATCATGGAGATTGATGGAATTCAATCTTACTTGATAAAAACAGCTAACAGACCATCTATCAACTTTGAAACTGTGAAGTTAGACCATATCAACACATACAGAAAATTACAAGGTAAAGGTGAATGGCAAGACTTAGAGATTACTCTATATGACCCAATTGTTCCAAGTGGAGCACAACAAGTGATGGAATGGGTAAGATTAGGGTATGAATCAATTACTGGTAGAAAAGGATATGCAGATTTCTACAAAAAGGATATTGATTTCTATATGTTAGGACCTGTTGGAGATAAAATCGAACAATGGAAGTTAAAGGGAGCATTTATAACTGCTGCAAACTTCAATGATTTAGATTTTTCATCTAATGACCCTGCTGATATTTCGTTAACTTTAGCATACGATTACGCAATATTAGAATACTAAAAATTTAATCCACTACTATTAATAAGGAGAAATTCTTTTCGTAAGAATATCTCCTTTTTTTTTGACTTTTTTATTTTTATATATTTATATACACAATTAAACAATAAAAGTTATGAGTGAAAAACAATTTGACTTCCCAACGGAAGTTATTGACCTACCTTCTGAGGGTAAAGTGTACCCATCAGATAATCCTCTATCTTCTGGTAAAATAACATTAAAGTATATGACTGCCAAAGAAGAGGACATATTATCTTCTCAGAATCTTATTAAAAAGGGTGTTGTATTAGATAAATTATTTGAATCTATTGTAGTTGATGATGTAAATCTTGATGATATTACAATTGGTGATAAAAATGCTATCATACTTGCAACTAGAGTATTAGGATATGGACCTGAATATCCAATGAGATTTTATTCATCTAAATTGAATGAAGAAGTTGAAGCAACTATTCATTTGGGTAAAGTAAAAACAAAGGAAGTAGATTTATCTTCATTTAATAATAAAAATGAACATGAATTTACAACACCAACCGGTAAAAATAAGTTAACATTCAAATTATTAACACACGGTGATGAAAAAGCAATTGAAAAAGATATCGCAGCATTAGAAAAGTTTAACAAAGATGCATCCTTTGATATTACTACTCGATTAAGATATATGATTAAATCTGTTGATGGAAACGAAGATGTAGGTTTCATTAATAAATTTGTATCAAATATGTTGGTTAGAGACAGTAGAGCATTTAGGAACTATGTCAAGAAAATCCAGCCTGACATGGATATGGTTTATACCCATGAGCACGAAGACGGTGAAAGGGAGGAAGTGCCCATTACCTTGGGCGTTAACTTTTTTTGGCCTGGGGAAGACTCATAGTGCACAAATGCACAACCAAATTTTCGAGTTGTGTTACCATGGAAATGGATTTATTCAGTCAGATGTATATCAAATGCCAACTTATTTGAGAAACTTCTATTATAAGAAATTATCAGAGACTAAGAAAAAAGAACAAGAGGCATACGATAAGGCAAATAAAAATATAAAAACACCTTCTAAAGTTAGGATAAGGAAGTAATACCTTTCTATCCTAACTTTTTTTGTATTCCGATATTTATAGTTGTATAATTACATAAAGGAATAACTTATGGCACAATATAAAATTTCAAAAGAAAATATCAATGAGTTTTTTGGTTTGTTTGGTAAAAAGAAAAAACCAAAGAATGTTGATGACTTAATCAAGAATGACCCAGTTCTCCAAAAATTGGATAAACAGATTGGTGACTTAAATAAAAAGGCTATGGACCGTTTGGAACAAGACAAAGATGCTATGGATATATTAAAAAAAGCTGGTATCATTGTAAAATAACACTTAGTTTAGATGGTAGATTCTAATAGAGAAATAAAAAACTTAGAAAAACTTCAACAAGAAGAGGAAAGACTTTTAGCCTTACAAAAAGAAAGGACAAAAGAAAAGAAGAAACTGCACCATATGCAAGAGAAGCAATTAAAAAGGCTTCAAGATGAGATAGTACTCAAGAAAAAAGATATAGAAGAAACGAAGAAGGCAAATAAAGAATATCTATCTTTTTCTAACTCATATAAAAAATTAACTCAAGATGTACAAAAGCAATTAAAAGGTAATAATGAGAAGACAGGTACATTTCTTAGTTTAGGTAGACAAATTGCAAATCAAAAAGCAAAAGAGGCTAGATATGTCGAAGATACGACTGATGAAGGTGTGGCACAATATAAAGCTGCTCAAAATAGAAAAAGTATTTTAGAAGATATAAGTTCAAACTTACTATCTCAGGCAAAGGCAACTCAACAAGCTGAAGACAAACTAAAAGGAGTGTCTTCAATAGAACAACAAATTAGAGATTTCAAAGCAGAAGCTGCAGGAACATTATCTACAAAACAAATCGAACTCGGTGAAGAAGTATTAAAACAAACAGATGCACTTAGACAAAAAGAAAAAAGACTAGTTGAAATAAAACAAGAGCAAAGTAACTTATTTAGTGCATTACCTGATTCTATACAAAGTATGGTTGGTGGTGCTAAAAAGTTTGGAGGAGCATTAACAGGTGCAGTAGCACCATTAGTATTAATTTCTGCTATTGCCATAGCAGCTTTATCATCTTTTACTAAGTTAGATGAAGCAGCAGAAAGTTTCAGAAATGAAACAGGAATGACTAATTCTCAAATGGGAGAATTAAAATCTGATGCGAATGACCTTGTTTATTCTTTTTCTAATTTAGGTGTTGAAGCAAAGGATGTCTTTGATTCGGTAAGTGCACTTAGGTCAGAATTTAGTGATATAGTAAAACCAAGTAAAGAAGTAGTTAGTTCTATGGTGGTTCTCTCCAAAAACTTTGGAGTATCTGCTGCAACTGGTGCAAAAGTACAAGGTATATTTGAACAAATCGGAGGTTTCTCTTCAGAAACAGCTGCAAGTATTCAAATGCAAGTTGTTCAAATGGCAAAACTTGCTGGTGTTGCTCCTGCCAAAATAATGGAAGATATTGCTGAAAATGCTGAAATTGCATCAACTTTATTCAAAGGAGATGTTGAATCACTTACACAAGCAGCAATAGAAGCAAGAAGATTAGGTACTAATCTTAAATCAGTAGCAACAACAACCGAACACTTATTAGACTTCCAAGGAAATATTGGAGATGAGTTGGTAGCAGCGACATTCGTTGGTGGACAATTTAATTTAACACAAGCCCGTTCACTCGCAGCAGCAGGTAAAACGGTTGAAGCACAACGAGAGGTTCTTAAACAACTTGAAAGAGGAGGTAAGTTCAGAGATAAAGACTACTTTACACAACAACAACTTGCTAAAGCAGCAGGTATGAGTGTTGAAGAAATTAATAAACAATTAAATGCTCAAGAAAAATTAAACTCATTAACATCAGAACAACGAACTATTGCAGATAACGCAATTAAACAAGGATTGGATATAAGTAATATAAGTAAAGAAGATTTAGCAAACCAAGTTCAATCTTTTGCAACACAACAAGAAATGCAAGGTAATCTTACTCAAATGAAAAATACATTTACAGCAATTGCAGCATCGGTAGGTAGTATATTCTTACCAATACTTCAATCAGTTGCAGATGTAATGAGTTTTCTTACTTCAAATGCTGACGCATTACGAGTTTTCTTTGGTAGTCTTGCTGCTCTAACGTTAGTAATTTATGCAAATAAATTAAAAACATACGCACTAGCAAAAAAAGAACTTATATTACAAGCTATATCAAATAGAAAAAGTATGGTTGGGGCAATTAGTAGTATATTTCAAGGTCAAGGTAAATTACCAATTGTTGGTGCTATAATAGCAGCAGCGATGATTGCTGGTTTATTCGCTGCGATTAGTAAAGGAAAAGCTAAATCGGTTGGTGACCTTTCTATAAATCCAAATGGTGGACCAGTTGTAATGTCCCCAAGAGAAGGTGGTTTATATCAAGGTACTGCTAATGATGCACTAACAATGGCTCCCCCAGGAGCAATGGGTGGTGGTGGTATGACTGCTTCTCAAGTAGAACGATTAATACGAGGGGTTGAAAAACAAAAAGAAACTTACTTAGATGGAAGAAGGGTTACTTCGAACATTGGTAGAGCAGTTGAAAAGTCTACCATGAATAATTTTGCAATAGGAACATAAGATGGCACAGACTTTAGAAGAATTATTTAATAATGGTACATTACAAAGAGGACCTTATGCAGGACAAACTCCTAAAGACGCATTTACTCCGAGAAATGGTAATAAGATTCCATTATCATCTAACTCACCTGTAATTAATGCTACCACTATGAAGTTAGTAAATAAACTTAGGAGTGGTAATGGTAGTACTTTACAAGAAACGGTCTTAGAACAAGAGACAACAGGTATTAGAGTATTAGGAACACTTTCACAACCTTTATTATACGGACCGGAAATCGGTAGAATTACTTTAAGAGAAACACTTCCTCTTGGTGAAATGAAATTAGCAACAAGTGGTTTGATTCCATCGGGTCCAATCGGTAAAGCATTTAAGTCAGTTAGAACATTTGCTACAAAAACATTGGGTATACCAACATTAGCAACACCTACATTCAGCAATAACTTTTCAGACCCAGTAAAAGGTAGTTTAGAAGGAACTACTAATATTCAAAAACAATATCCAGAATTATTAGCCGGTATAAAAGATAGTGCCAATGGTACATTATTTGGTAGATTACTAAAAGGTGGATTGGGTTCATTGACTGACACAGACCAATTAAAAGCAAAAGTAATTGGAGAAGCATTAAAATTCGGAAAGGGATTACTTAGAGAAAAATTAATAGGAGGTGGGAGAAAACCATCAGCAAACCCATATGATTGGGCATCAATGCCGATTAGTGAAGCAAAGTTTGCAAAACCTACACAAAATTATGGAAAGAGAATAAATTCTAGTACACCACTTTTACTTGATGCATTTGGTACAACTTATCAAAGTAATATAAAAGTTACCGTACAAGATAAGATAGATACTTATGAAAAATTTGTAAGTAGTACAAATAGAGAAACTCCTATCTTTACGAAAAAAACTAAACAAGAAAGAAAAGAAGAAGGTGGAATACTTGCAAAAATACCATTTCCTAAATTAGACTTAAATAAAGAAATTAGTAAACCAAAAAGAACTT